CTTTAGGTGTGCTAGATGTTCAAAAACAAAATGTTCACGGTCAAATAGCGGAATTATCTAAAGTAATCGAAGCCACTAAAAAAGAATTAGAGGAAGAGTATGGTCAAGTAAATATCAACTTACAAGATGGTACGTATGAAGATATTGTAGAAGAAGATGAAAAATAATATAAGAAAAATAAGCATAGGTTCTGATTACAAAAACGAAGCTATGCATTATTCTATTGGTCAACAAGTTTATGGCGGGCATGAAATATCGCATATAATATTTGAAGAGCAAGATAATTCTTATAATATACACATAAAGAAAAAAGACGAGGTATTGCCATGGAAGAAGTTTAATTCTAACATGGCTATATCAGTTGAGTATGATCTACAGTATTAATGAAAAGCATATATGACTTTATAGTTAAGCCTTTAGGTGATAAGTATAACAATAAAATAAACATAAAAGATAAAGAGTTATATTTAAATACTAAGATAGAAGGTTGGAAATTTGTTAATAGACTTGCTATTGTTGTAGAAACACCTTTAGCATTTGATATTGGTATAAAAAAAGGTGATACCGTTGTTATACATCAAAATGTTTTTAGAACTTTTTATAACAGTAAAGGTATTAAGAAAAAAAGTAGATCTTTTTTTAAAGAAGATTTATATTTTTGTGCTTTAGATCAAATATATCTATATAAAAATAACTCAACATGGAAACCTGTCGGTGACAGATGTTTTGTTATGCCTATAGTTAATAACGATCAGTTTAGCAACAAAAAAGAAAAAGACCTTGTTGGTGTATTAAAATACGACAATAGCTCTTTAAATGCGCTAAAAATAACATCTGGAGATCTTGTTGGCTACACACCAAATAGTGAGTGGGAGTTTTTAATAGAAGGGCAAAGACTTTATTGTATGAAATCTAATGATATTGTAATTAAATATGAATACCAAGGAAACGAAAAAGAATATAATCCAAGCTGGGCACGTAGCGGTTGAGGAGTTAATAAAAGTTGCTAAGGAAGCTATTGTTGATTCAGACGATGACATATCTGCTGATAGATTAAAAAACGCAGCTGCAACTAAAAAATTAGCTATATTTGATGCATTTGAAATATTAAACCGCATTGAGGAAGAAGAGAATTTATTAAATAATAAACCAAAAGAAGTTAAAGAAGAAAGAGCTTTTAAAGGTTTTGCTGAAGGTAGATCTAAGTAATGTATATTCAAAGTTTATATAAAGTATTAAAAAACCACATTAAACCAAAAGTTCTTAATAGAATGAATAGGTACAATAAATGGAAGTATGGATACAATGAAGAGCATGATATAATTGTAATAAGTAAAGATGGAACTGTAGGTGAAGTATATGAAATACAAAATTTAAAAATAGCTTTACCTAAAAAACCAGAAAAACCTCACGGGTTTGTTTCTAATAAATGGGAATACACTGAATATCCTAAAGAATTAAAAAAGATTAAATCTGTTTTTGATTGGGAAGAGTATTCTGTTAATTTTAAAGAAAAATGGTATGATTACATCGATAATGAGTTTAATAAAAGAGAACAAGGTTTTTGGTTCAATAATAAAGACGTGGCTACTTACATTACTGGTACTCACTATATGTACTTGCAGTGGAGCAAAATTGACGTTGGGCAACCAGACTTTAGGGAGTCAAACAGATTATTCTACATATTCTGGGAAGCTTGCAAAGCAGATGACAGGTGTTATGGAATGTGTTATCTTAAGAACCGTAGAAGCGGATTCTCATTTATGTCCTCAGCTGAGTCGGTCAACCTTGCGACAATATCTACGGATTCACGGTTCGGCATATTGTCCAAATCTGGTCCCGATGCTAAAAAGATGTTCACAGATAAGGTTGTACCAATTTCCGTCAACTATCCCTTTTTCTTCAAACCAATCCAGGACGGTATGGACAGGCCAAAAACCGAGCTTGCGTACAGAGTACCCGCATCTAAATTTACAAGAAGAAAACTTGAAACCAATGAAGCCATTGCAGAAATCACAGGGCTCGACACCACTATCGATTGGAAAAACACAGGCGACAACTCCTATGATGGAGAAAAACTTAAACTCCTTGTACATGATGAATCAGGTAAATGGGAGAAACCAAACAATATACTCAATAACTGGAGAGTTACAAAAACAACATTAAGACTAGGTGGTACAATAATAGGTAAGTGTATGATGGGTTCTACCTCTAACGCTTTAGACAAGGGTGGTAGTAATTTTAAAAAATTATATTATGATTCAAATGTTGAGGAAAGAAACGCCAATGGAGAGACTCGCTCAGGATTATATTCTCTGTTCATACCTATGGAATGGAACTACGAAGGATACATTGATTCTTATGGCTTACCTGTCTTCGAAACTCCAAAAAAAGATAAATTTAGTCCGCAAGGAAAAAGAATAAGAATAGGTGTAATAGAGTATTGGCAAAACGAAGTAGATGGATTAAAGAAAGACCAAGATGGTTTAAATGAATTTTACAGACAATTTCCAAGAACAGAGCAACACGCTTTTAGAGATGAAGCAAAACAATCTTTGTTTAATTTGACAAAGATATATGAGCAAATAGATTACAATCAAGATGTAAGAAACGAATCATTAGTTACAAAAGGTTCTTTTCAATGGCAAAACGGAATACAAGACAGTAGTGTTTTATTTGTACCTAATAAAAACGGTAGGTTTTTAATAACATGGGTTCCACCTATAGAGTTACAAAATAGAGTTATTTTAAAAAATGGTTTAAAATATCCTGGCAATGAACATTGTGGCGCTTTTGGATGTGATCCTTATGATATATCTGGTACAGTTGATTCAAGAGGTTCTAATGGTTCACTACATGGTTTAACTAAATTTTCAATGGAAAAAGTACCTAACAGTTTATTTTTCTTAGAGTATATAGCTAGACCACAAACCGCTGAAATATTTTTTGAAGATGTACTTATGGCCTGTGTTTTTTATGGTATGCCAATACTAGCTGAAAACAATAAACCTAGATTACTATATCATTTTAAAAGAAGAGGTTATAGAGGTTACAGTATGAATAGACCAGATAAGATCTATATGAAATTATCTATAACAGAAAGAGAAATAGGTGGTATACCTAACTCTAGTCAAGATATAAAGCAAGCTCACGCTGCTGCTATAGAGTCTTATATAGAGAATTATGTAGGTAATATAGAAGGCAAATATGGAGATATTTATTTTCAAAGAACATTAGAAGATTGGTCAAGGTTTGATATAAACAATAGAACAAAGCACGATGCTTCTATTAGTTCTGGATTAGCTTTAATGGCGTGCAATAAAAATTTATATACTCCAGTTTTTAAAAGACAATTAGAGCAAAAACCTTTAGGTTTTAAAAAGTATGATAACAAAGGATTTAGTTCAAAAATAATAAGATAAATGATTTATAGCAATTACGTAGGTTCGTTTCCTAGTCAGGTAGTATCTGATGAAGAAAAGCAAAGTTATGATTATGGTTACGCCGTAGGACGAGCTATTGAAGGAGAGTGGTTTTCTGGAGATAGAGGTGGACTAGGTAATAGGTATCAAAACAGTTGGTTAAATTTTCATAGACTAAGATTATATGCTAGAGGTGAACAACCTGTTCAAAAATATAAAGATGAATTATCTATAAATGGTGATTTGTCTTATTTAAATTTAGACTGGAAGCCAGTACCTATAATACCTAAATTTGTTGATATTATAGTTAATGGTATGTCTCAAAAAATATTTGACATAAAAGCTTTTGCTCAAGATCCAGAGTCTTTAAAGAAAAGAACAAAGTATGCAGATTCTATAATGAGAGACATGTATGCTAAAGAGATAATACAAGCTACTAATCAAGCTACAGGTATGGATTTCTTTAATAGTAATGATCCTAATAATATACCCGAGAGTCAACAAGAATTAGATCTTCATATGCAGTTGAGTTACAAGCAATCAATTGAAATAGCTGAGGAAGAGGCTATTGAAAACGTTTTAGCTTTTAATAAATATGACTTAATAAAGAAGAGATTAATTCAAGATTTAACAATAATAGGTATAAGTGCTGTTAAAACAGACTTTAATTTAGCCAATGGTGTTACAATAAATTACGTTGATCCAGCTAATTTAGTTTACTCTTACACAGAAGATCCTAATTTTGACGACATATATTACGCTGGTGAAGTTAAGTCTATAAGTTTAGTTGAATTAAAAAAACAATTTCCTGGTTTATCAGAAGAAGAGTTAAAAAAAATAGAAAAATTCCCTGGTGATGCTAATTACACTAGAAACTTTTATTCTCAACAAGATTCTCAAAATCAAATTCAAGTATTGTATTTTGAATATAAAACATATTCAAATCAAATATTTAAAATAAAACAAACAGAGCAAGGATTAGAAAAAGCTTTAGAAAAGCCAGATACATTTAATCCTCAACCAAACGATAATTTCGAAAGAGTAGGTAGAGCTATAGAAGTTTTATATACTGGTGCTAAAATACTGGGCCACGAAATGATGTTAGAGTGGAAAATGTCAGAAAATATGACAAGGCCTAATTCTAATTTAACCAAAGTTAATATGAATTATTCTATATGTGCACCACGCATGTATAAAGGTATGATAGAATCAACAGTTAGCAGAGTAACTGGTTTTGCTGATATGATTCAATTAACTCATTTAAAGTTACAACAAGTGTTGTCTAGAATGGTGCCAGACGGTGTTTTTGTAGATGTAGATGGACTAGCTGAAGTTGATTTAGGTAATGGAACAAACTATAATGCTCAAGAAGCACTTAACATGTACTTCCAAACAGGTTCTATAGTTGGTAGATCTATGACACAAGATGGTGATTTGAATAGAGGCAAAGTACCTATTCAAGAACTACAGACAGGTAGTGGAGGTGCTAAAATACAAAGTTTAATACAAACGTATCAATACTATTTACAAATGATACGTGATGTAACGGGGCTTAATGAAGCAACAGATGCCAGTACTCCTGATGCTCATGCTTTAGTTGGTTTACAGAAAATGGCAGCAGCAAATTCTAACACAGCGCTTAGACATGTAATGCAAGGTGGTTTATATTTAACACTAAGAACTTGTGAAAATATATCATTAAGAATAGCTGATGCTTTAGGATATCCTTTAACCAGAGCTGCATTAATAGACTCTATATCATCTTACAATACAGGCACTTTAGAAGAGTTGCAAGAAAAAAATCTTCAAGATTTTGGTATATTTTTAGAACTAGAACCAGACGAAGAAGTAAAAGCTCAACTAGAACAAAACATACAAATAGCTCTTCAAAGCGGAGGTATAGATTTAGATGATGCAATAGATATTAGACAAGTTAAAAATATGAAACTTGCTAATGCTCTGTTAAAGCAAAAGAGAAAACAAAAAGCAAAACAAGATCAAGCTAATCAACAAGCTAATATTCAAGCACAGGCGCAAGCAAATTCTCAAGCATCACAAGAAGCTATTGAAGCAGAAATGCATAAACAGCAGGCTCTTGCTGAGACTACAATTCAAATAGAAACATCTAAAATGCAGCTTGAAATAAAAAAGATGCTACAAGAAGCCGAGATAAAGAAAGGTTTAATGGCTGAAGAGTTTCAATACAATATGCAATTAGCTGGAATAAAATCTAAAGCTGAGACTCAAAAAGAGTCTGAAATAGAAAATAGAAAAGACAATAGAATACAAATGCAAGGTACTCAAGAGTCTAAATTAATAAACCAAAGACAAAACAACACGTTGCCACAGGAGTTTGAATCCGCTGGATTTGATAACTTAGGTGGTTTTGGATTAGAACAATTTGATCCTAGATAAACAATTATCAATTTTTTAATTATATTATATTATGTCAGAAAAAACAAATGAACCTGTTAAACAGGAAGGTGACTTTAAAATGAAGTCAAAGAAAAAAGCTCCAAAAAAGCTAGTAACCCCAGTAGAAACTATAAAAATGGATCTTGCTGCGGTAAATAAAGAAGAACCTATAAAGGTTGATTTAACAAAAAAAGAAAAAACAGATGCCGTTCAAAAGCAAGAAACAGAGAGCAGCGTGTTACGCGAAAAACGATCCGAGGTGGAACTGCAAGCAGTGGGACAAGGAGACGAAAAACCCGTTGAGAATGTTATTAAAGAAATACAAGAAGTAAAAGCTACTGATAAAAAAGTAGAAGAAGTAAAAAAAGAAATAAAAGAAGCTATAAGAGATGAAAAAGTTTTAGGTAAAAAATTACCTGAAAACATTGAAAAGTTAGTTTCTTTTATGGAAGAAATACCTGGTTCAACAATAGAAGATTACGTTAGATTAAATGCTGATTACTCTAATGTTGACAGTGACACTTTGCTTAGAGAGTATTATAAAAACACGCGTCCTCATTTAGAATATGATGAAGTTAATTTTTTATTAGAAGATAACTTTAAATATAATGAAGATGAAGACGAAGAAAGAGATGTTAGAAAGAAAAAACTAGCATATAAAGAAGAAATTGGAAAAGCCAAAAGCTATTTAGAAAGTCTTAAGGATAAATATTATGATGAAATCAAGTTGAGATCATCTTTAAATCCAGACCAACAAAAAGCAACTGACTTTTTTAATAGATATAATGAAGATCAAAGAATGATATCTAAACAACGCGAAGAATTTGAACGCGTAACTAAAGATACTTTTAACGATGAATTTGAAGGTTTCGATTTTGACTTAGGGGATAAAAAATTTAGATACGGCGTAAAAAACAGAACCGATGTTATTGAAAATCAGTTAGACATTACTAATTTCGTTAAGACGTTCTTAAACGAAAAAAATGAACTTACTGACCCAAAAGGATATCATAAAGCCATGTATGCTGCACGAAACTCAGATACCATAGCTAGACATTTTTATGAACAAGGTAAAGCCGACGCTGTTAAAGACGTAGTGGCTAAGTCTAAAAATATTACTACTGAAACAAGAAAAGAAAGTGGTAATAATAGTGGAAATGTTTTTGTTAATGGGTTAAAAGTTAGAGCAATAAGTGGTGCTGATTCTTCTAAATTAAAAATAAAAAGTAAAAAATTTAACTAAAAAAACTTAAAATTATGAGTTTAAACAAACAATTTGGGAGTATAATCCCATCTCAATCACAAGAAATATTAAACAGCAACTACCTACAGTGGACTGATAAGGCTGGTGCTGATTTTGTAGATTTTGCACAGCAATATCTACCTGAAGTATATGAACAAGAAGTAGAGCGTTATGGAAACAGAACGTTATCTGGATTCTTAAGAATGGTTGGCGCTGAAATGCCAATGACTTCTGATCAAGTAATTTGGTCTGAACAAAACAGACTACACATTGCATATGACGGACTTACGCCTGCTTATGGAACTAGTAACGTTATTGCATTTACTGGAACACCAGCTGATGTAATAAATGTTATTTCTGTTGGAGCAACTGTTGTAGTAATGGACAATTTTGGAGCTGAAGTAAAATGCTATGTTAGCGCGTCAGTTCCTGGTGCAGCTGGAACAGGGCAAATAACTGCTTTACCTTATACGGCTAACACTATTGAGCTTGCTGGATTATCAGGTGTTGTTAAAGTATTTGTATATGGTTCTGAATACAAAAAAGGTTCTTCTACACCTAATTATTCAGCTACTCAAACAGATGGATACATTAGTGTTGATCCTCAGTTTACTCAATTCTCTAACTCACCTATCATAATCAGAAACAAATACGTTGTAAACGGATCTGATATGGCTCAAATCGGTTGGGTTGAAGTTGCAACTGAAGATGGAACTTCTGGATATTTATGGTATTTAAAAGCTGAATCTGAAACAAGATTACGTTTTGAAGATTATTTAGAAATGTCATTAGTAGAAGGTGAAG